CAAATATTAACACAATTTGGAATATGGCGCATCACAAAATCAACAACCCTCTCTCATCATAGACTGAAGCGCCGCCATCGCCGGAGCCGCAGCGCAGGGCGCGGTCGAGCGCCATAATCGTCGCCACCGCGCCATCGATTCTTTCCGTGGATTTTTCCTTGTCCGGCTTTACGTTGCCGGCGGGATCAGTGCGGATGAAGATATTGTCCATCATCCAGCGCAGGACGGGATGGCCGCCGTGGGCGATTCTTTCCTCCAGCGTCAGCTTCATCAGCTCCTTGGTGGGCGGCGACATATCCTTAAAGCCCTGCCCGAAAGGAACTACCGTAAAGCCTAGCCCCTCAAGGTTCTGCGTCATCTGCACCGCGCCCCAGCGGTCAAAGGCAATTTCCCGGATGTTGTAGCGCTTGCCCAGTTCCTCAATGAAGCGCTCAATGTAGCCGTAGTGGACCACGTTGCCCTCGGTGGTGAGGAGATGTCCCTGCTTCTCCCAGAGGTCGTACTGCACATGGTCGCGCCGCACCCGCAGGCCGATGTTGTTCTCCGGCATCCAGAAGAAGGGAAGGACGCTGTATTTGTCGTCCTCATCTTCCGGCGGGAACACCAGCACAAAGGCAGTAATGTCGGTGGTGGAGGAGAGGTCAAGCCCGCCGTAGCAGACCCGCCCCGCAAGGCCCTCCGGATCTACTGGGAAGGCGCAGGCATCCCACTTCGCCATCGGCATCCAGCGGACGGCCTGTTTGACAGGCTGGTTGAGATGGAACTGTCTGAAATGGTTCTCCTCCGCCGGATTTTGTTTTGCTGATTCACACATCGAACGAAGGTATTCCTCTTTGACGGTGACCCCGAGCGACGGGTTGGACATTTTCCACACCTTGGGGTCTGTCCAGTCAGCGTCCTCCGGTGTGCTGAACACGACGGGATAGAAAGTCGGATCTGACTTTCGCCCTTGGAGAATATCCAGCGCCTTGGCATACACCTCATAACAAATTGAGTTTGTATCGGAGCTGACGGTCGTAATGACGAAGTTCAGCGGCTGCCTCCTGGCCGCGCCCGCGCCCTTTGTCATTACGTCATAGAGTTCGCGGTCTTTTTGCCCGAGTAGCTCATCGAATACCGTCGCGTGTATGTTCAGTCCGAATTTTGTCGACACCTCGCTAGACAAGGCTTGGTAGTAACTGCGTGTCGGGTGGTAGACGATGCGCTTAGTGGAATCCAGCAGCTTCACGCGCCGCTGCAGCGCCGGAGGCGCCAGCCGGCACATGTCCCGAGCCACATCAAAGACGATGGCGCTTTGTTTGCGGTCGTTGGCGCAGCCGTAGACCTCGGCGGCTTCTTCGCCGTCCGCGCAGAGCATATACAGCGCGACAGCGGCCGCGAGTTCGCTCTTGCCGTTCTTCTTGCTGCAGGTTATGAACGCGGTCGTAAACTGGCGGTTCCCGTCCGGCTTAATGACGCCGAAGATGTCCCGGATAATCTGCTCCTGCCACGGTAGCGGACTAAACCGTTTACCTGACCACTCACCCTTTGTGTGACAAAGCAGTTTGATGAACTCCACCGCATGGTCGGCGCGCTCTTTGTCATACCGCGACGTCGGCAGCATAAAGCGAGTGGGGACAAACTTTTTAGCCATAAGCGGTTGCCTCCGTGCCTCCAGCGTAAAAGTGGGCAAAAGAAAAGAGCCTCCTCAGGAAGGCCCTGTTACTATTTGTTGTCGCTGATTATTATTTATTCCATGTCCGCTTCGCCGGTCAGGATAAAGCGGCTGTATTCGGCCTTGTTTTCCTCCAGGTACAGCACAAGTTCGTAGAAGCCGCGCACATAGGCTTCGTGCTGGACGCGCGGCAGGTCAAACATATTGGTGACGCCGCTTGCCCGGATGGAGAGGATCTGCTCCTTAATCTTTTCATTCATAGGCGGTTTCCGCCGAATCGATGGTCGCTTGGCGCAGGATCTCCACATCGAAGCTAGCGTCCCTGTAGCCTTCAAGGATAACCGAGTAGTAATAGCAGCTTGGTTGCCCCAGCGGCCTGCCCTCGTTCATGATATACACCATCGCGCTGACGGTTTTGTCGTCCAGCGTCACCTCGACCAGCTCCTTGCGGTAAAAGAAGGGCCAGCCCTCATAGCGGTCGAGCGCCGCCTCGTCAGCCGGGGTGATCTCCCAGACCAGCACGGGGACGCAGCCGCTTGGGCAAGGCTCCACCGTCGCCACCGCGTTCTCGCGCGCGCCCCGGAACAGGAGCCGCCAGCCATCCATCATGCTCGCCCCCAGCACCCTCGCCATGGGACATCTGTCCGCCATCTGCTCCCGGTTTAAGTTGGAACCGTATGCGATGTACAACTTGTTGCGCTTATCCATTGTCTATGCCCTCCTTGCTCTTTGGCTGCGGGGGCGGCTCAAGCCGCCCGAAACCGCCAGGCCGCCGAGCCGTTTAAGTGTGCGGTCAAGTGCTCCCGGCAGTTGGCGAACTCCTCGCCGATGAAGCCGATGCGGTTTAGGTAGGTCCGCATGGCGAATTTTTCGTTCTCGGCCTGGGGTTTCTTTGCCGAGGCGTATGTTTGCGTCAGCGCCTGGTGGTTCAAGGCCAAGGCGAGAACTATGTAGCTGCGTATCTTTCCTGCGTGAAGCTCGCTGTTGAAGCCTCGCAGCTCCACCGTGCGGTTGCCGGTGAAAAAGCTGTGCAGGTTGAGGAAGTGGTAGCGGCTGGAATGGTAGTGGCGGTTTTGGCTCTCGCTGTAGCCCTCGTACCAGATCTCCTCAATCGCCCGCAGGGTCTTTGGCTTTCTGCGGTTCATTTTCTCCACCAGCAGGCTGTCCATCTTCTTGCAGTAGCTCATCCGCTCCGGCGCAATCTGCAGCGCCTTGTAGAAAAGGTCGTTCTTGCTGGCGATAATGTTCACGAAGTTGCGGATGCTGCGCGGCGTGTGGCTTGCCCCGTCAAGGTGGATGTGGATGCCGCAGGTTGCGCTGGCGAAGGCTCCGGCCTTGCGCAGTTTGCGCACTAGCTCCTGGAGGGTGGCGATGTCCTCGCGGTAGGTGAGGATGGGGCTGACCAGTTCCACGCTGTATTCGCGTCCGGCCGGAACCCGCTGCCGCCCTTGCCTCATTTGGCAGGTGATGCTGCCGTCGCTCATGAACTTCCAGACCCTGCCGTCCGGCGCCGTGACCTTCTTGGTGTCGTAGGAGTCGCCTGCGCTTGTCACCGTGCCGCCGAGGTGCTCCGCCGCGATACGCGCCGCCTCGCTTCTCGTGATGCCTGTGAACTCGATCTCAATCCCGAATTTTCTGGTCAGCATGCTGTTTATCCTCCTTCAGGGCGTTTGTTGTGTGCCTTTCGGCATACACATATATCACTCTAAAAGGGGATAATAGCAAGCTATTTCTGCGGAAAAAGCACAGAAATATCAGGAATATTAAGGAGAGGATGCCACGGAAAGCGTGTGCCTCGGTTAACCGAAGCACACCAGACCGCCTTTATGACTCAGGACCGTGCCTGCTTCGGCGAGCGGCTCGCACTTGGCGGCGTCCGCAAGCCATCTCTCGGCGCCGCAGCGGATGTCGTGTGCTTGCAAGATTGGGTCGCCAGTGGCTTCGTGGAACGCGACCACCTTGGCAATGATACCGAAGTTGCGGACTGTCTGACCGAGTTGAAGTTGATTTGTCATGGGCCTAGCCTCCTTGAATGAAGTAGTGTACCTTTCGGCATGTACATATATCACTCAGAAGGGAAGTAATAGCAAGTCAATTATTGCAAGTTTACCACGGAAATATCAAAGCTTTTTCACCTCGCCGTAGACCACACCAAGACGAGAGCCGCTGTCGTCAACGAAGTCCACGGTTCCCTTGTCGCCGGGCTGTAGCCTGGAGTAAGGGTCGATCATGCGCACCAATTCCATGCGGGTTCCGAGGGAATACTCTTTGCGCAGCCGCTCCAAGGTTTCCTTGGATGGGAACTTAGGCATCGGCGTCCATCTCCGTTTTGGCAGAGGCGCCGCTCTTAAACGCGCTATTGCCGGAGAGGTTTTTCAGCAGGATTCTCCGCGCTTCCTTGTAATCGTCGCCCACAAAGCCGAGGCGAAGGAGGAACACCCGGAAGGCGTACTTCTCGTTCTCCACCGCTTTTCCCCTGCCTGTGACCCGTTTCTGGCCTTTCGCCGCCGCGCACAGGGCGCCGATGAAGCGGGAGTAGGCGGTCACCTCGTCGCCCGTCGCGTTGAAAGAGAACCACGGGAACCTGAGCGTCGTTTCCGACCGCTCGACGGGGAGAGCGTCAGCGCCGATGGCTTTCTTAATCAGCGCCGCCTTGCCGGCGATGAGCCGGTCGAGGTTCTCCAGCGCAGCCTCGGAGAAGCCCGCCAGCGGCATTTCGATGGTCAGCGTATCGGGGTCGATTTCCTCTTCTGCCGGGACAAAGCCCATCTCCCGCAACTTGCCGAGCAGATGCAGTATGGCCGCCTCGTCCGTGCGCTCATCCCAGGAAAGGGTGCCATCGCGGCTGATGGTGACATTACCCGCCACATAGGCGAAGCTTGGCGCTCCCTTGTAGACAGGCTCCCAGCCGAGAACTTCTCCTGCCGCCTTGACGAGCGCTTTGCGGGCCTCGCCGGTTACGTTGAATTTTACTTCCATTTTCATAAGCCTCCTTAGCTTCTTGGTGACTACATATATCACTCTGAAGCTGTGGAATAGCAAGGTATTTATCTGAAAAGTGAGCGAGAGTTATTCCAGCGTTACGACTTTTGTACTGCCTTGACAATATCCGCATAGTTCAAGATTCTGCCGTCACGCTCAACGGTCGCCGTGTCTGACGCTTTGGTAAACCCCACATAGCGCCTGACGCACACAGAAGCGTACTTTGGGTCGAGTTCTAACGCATAACAAATGCGGTCGCTTTGCTCGCAGGCAATTCCAGTGGAAAAGCTGCCCGCGAAGGTGTCCAGCACGATGCCGTTTGGCTGGCTGCTGTTTTTAATCGGGTATGCGAGTAGGTCAAGGGGCTTGCTGGTCGGGTGATCTTCGTTCTTCTTCGGCTTGGCGAAGTTCCATACGGTCTTTTCCGCACGTCCCGCATACCACTTGTGCTTTCCGTTTTTCAGCCAGCCGTAGAGGATCGGTTCATGCTGCCAGTGGTAGGGTGAACGCCCCATCACGAAACTATCCTTGACCCAGATGCACGTCCCTGACAGATGGAAGCCCGCCTCACGGAACGCCCTGCGGAAATTTTCGCCCTCAGTGTCCGCGTGAAAGATGTACGCCGAACCGCCGCTTTCCAAGCTGTCCGCGAGGTTACTGAACGAGGAAAGCAGGAAACCGTAGAACTGCTCATTTTTCAAGTTGTCATTTTTAATCGTCAAGCCATCTGTGTTTCTAAACGAAACGCCGTAAGGGGGATCGGTCAATACAAGATTCGCCTTCCGGCCATCCATAAGCCGCTTCACTGTGGCGGCGTCGGTGGCATCGCCGCAGATTAGCCGGTGCCGTCCGAGCGCCCATACGTCGCCGGGCAAAACAAAAGCCGCCTCTTCCAAAGCGGCCGTCAAGTCGAAATCGTCGTCTTTTACTTCATCCAAAGCGCCCATCAGCTTGTATAGCTCCACTTCGTCAAAGCCGGTAAGCGAAAGATCAAAGTCCGCCCCCTGCAGGTCGGCGATGACCAGGGCCAGCTTCTCCTGGTCCCAGTCGCCCTGAATCTTGTTGAGGGCGAGGTTGAGCGCCTTTTCCTTTGCGGCGTCCAGTTCCACCACCACGCAGTCGATGGCGGCGGCGCCGTCAGCCAGCAGTATTTTTAACCGCTGGTGGCCGCCTACAACGTTGCCCGAGGTCTTGTTCCAGACGACAGGTTCCACATAGCCAAACTCCGCCATGGAGCGGCGCAGCTTTTCGTATTCCGCGTCGCCTGGCTTTAAGTCTTTGCGGGGGTTGTATTTCGCCGCCTTAATCTTTGTGACGGGGATTTTTTGTATCTCCAAGCCTTATCCCTCCAGTCTAGCCGCTTTTGCGCCGGTGAAAGTTTCCCAGCGTTTGACGGCCAAGTCGCAGTAAACGGGCGATAGCTCCATAGCGTAGCAGCGGCGCTCGGTCTGCTCCGCCGCGATAATGGTGGTGCCGCTGCCGGAAAAGGGCTCCAAAACAATGCCGCCCCGGTCTATGTGCATCTTGATGCAGCGCCAGGGCAGCTCTACCGGGAACATGGCCGGATGCTCCTTGTTGGCGCGCACCGTGGTCATCTCCCAGATACCCGCGTAGCCCCATTTTTTGCGCTCGTCTTTAGTCAGCCTTTTTACAAATCTGTAGCTGTGCCCGGCGAAAGCCGAAAGCCACAGATATTCCTGATCGTTATACTCCTCGGCCTCGCCGTTTTTGCTGAAGGTTGAAATGTACTCGTACTGCTGCACCGGTTTGTTGGATACCAGGTGATAAGGGCCGACGCCGAAATTCATCCCTTGCTTTTTCCAGATGCGGATCCAGATCGGGCGGTAGCCGTTTTCGGCAAACATATTGACGGAATAGACGCTGGTCGGCTCGATGAACTGGGAGCCGGTGGCGTAAAGGTCGCCTAAGTTCCAGCAGACGATCTCCGTGTATCTGCACAGGTTTTTAATCACCGGCCGGATAGTCTGAAACCACGGCTCGATGCCCGCCTTTTCATATTCCTTGCCCACACCGTAGGGCGGCGAGGTGACCGCTGCCTGGGCGCGGCCGCCGTCCATGAGCTTGGCGAAATCAGCCGCGCTGGTGGAATCGCCGCACAGCAGGCGGTGTCTGCCCAAAAGCCAGATATCCCCCGGCTTTGTGGTCGCGCCTTCGCCTTCGATGCGTTCCTTTTCCTTGTCCACATCGAAGTCGTCCTGCACCGCTTCCTTGGCGTGCCAGCGGTTGAGCAGCTCGTCGACTTCCGCTGCGTCAAAGCCGGTGAGGGAGACGTCGAAGGCGCCCGCGTCAAGCTCCGCCATCAACTCCGCCAGCTTGGTTTCGTCCCATTCGCCCTGAATCTTGTTGAGGGCGAGGTTGAGCGCCTTTTCCTTTGCGGCGTCCAGTTCCACCACCACGCAGTCGATCTCGCTGTGGCCCAAATCGAGCAGCACCTTCAGGCGCTGGTGGCCGCCTACCACATTGCCTGTGCGGCGATTAAAGATTACCGGCTCCACATAGCCGAATTCCTCGATGGAGCGGCGGAGCTTTTGATATTCCTTATCGCCGGGCTTTAAATCCTTGCGTGGGTTGTATCGGGCGGGCCTTAGAAGCTCCGCCTTGATTTTTTCTATCTTCATATGTCGCCCCTCCTGGCGGAGAGCAGCCTCTCCATCACGTCGTCCTGCGGATTGCCGACAAAAGCGGTGGTGCAGTTTTGCTTGACGATGTCAAAAATCTCATACCAGAGAAGATTCGCCTGCTTCTGGAAGGACTGGCTCATCTGCACGAACGGGCTGGCAATGGCGCCACCCGTGGTGGGGTGCTTGCCCAAAAGCCCGTAGGTGCTGATGGCTTCCTCGCACTGAATGTAGCGGGTGAACGCTTGGGCGTAGGCTTCAATCAGCCGCGGGTTGACGAATTTCTCGCAGCCGCGATCTTTTAGCCATTTCCACGTCTCAATGAACAGCGCGTCCGCGCCCAGCGGTTTCCCGTCTCTTTGCCGCGCGCTTAAGTAGTCGCTTGGAGAAGGTATATCTTCGCCGTATAAATCCGCCGCGCCGTCAAGTTCGCCCGCTTCAAGCAGCGGCTCAGGAGGCAGCTTAGGGGCTGCCAAAACGCGGGCGGCTTTGCCTGCCGTGATTTTTTCCGCAAGGGGCTGCGGCTTGTCGCCTGCGCGCACGCGGCGGCCGCCCCTGTTTGTCCCGTCTTTAGCCACGCGCCCTCACCTCCTTGCCGCGGCGGGGCTTAATCCCCTGTTTGAACCGGTAATTATTCGCGCGATGCCCCGCGCCCGTTGCCTTTTGCTAAAAAATGGGAGGATTCAGACCGCCCCTACCGTCCCCAGCGTCCGCCTTCTCTGGCGGTGATCTCCGAGTGGCAGGAAGTACACAAAGCCCTGAGGTTATCGTTGTCGTTGGTGCCGCCTTGCGCCAACGGCTTAATGTGGTGGACTTCCTGCATCGGTGTGATCCGTCCCCACCCTAAGCAGCGTTCGCAAAGCGGATGCGCCGCGCGGTAGCGGTCGCGTACCTTCCGCCACGTCCGGCCGTAGAGCTTGCGCGTCGCCGGGTCGCGCTGGTAGCGTTCGTATCGTTTTGCTTCCTGCTTGGCGTGTTCCGCGCAGAACCTGCCGTCCGTCAGCTTCGGACAGCCGGGGTGGGAACACGGTCTGCGGGGCTTAAAAGGCATTGTGTTTGACCTCCCGGCAAACAAAAAACCCTCACGGGAAACTCCCACGAAGGTTGTCGTTATATTCTCCTGTAGCCTCGATACTTCTCTGCCTATCATAATACACTATAAAAACCGCATTTAATCACAGTGATTTAATCGCATTGTTTTCCGTTTCCAACTCCCCCGCAATCCCACGAGCTTTGCCTGAATCCCGCCGTAGTTTTCCAGGCAGTAATCGCGTTGCTGCTTTATCTCTTTTGGGATTTCAGGGATATCAAGCAGGTCGAAATATAGTTCCCTGTACCTGCTCTCATTTTCCCAAAAACGCATGGCGCTCACTTCATCCGGCGTGAAGGTTATATCCTGTTCTCTTCCGCCGTCTAGGGCACGGTAAACATACGCCCTGAGTTTGCCACCGGCAGAGAGTGCCGACAACCGCATTGTCTTCTTAAACATGCTTCGCATATCCAGCACGGCAAGCTGCAACACTGCGGCAGCCAATCCTTTATATGGCTTTTCCGTCATATTCAACCCAACAGCCCCCTCTTTGCGGCGATTCGCGCCGTGTATTCAATAATCCGATTCCACCAAGTCGTATAGGTATTCGGGTGAGAGATATAAAACTCCGCTACCTTTTTTCCCGTTCGCTCGGCCATAACCAAAGGGTATTTGCATTGGACATAAGGCACCCAAGCCGGCCTGCCCCGGATATCACCGCGCAAATGTCCGGCTTCACGCCGCAGTTCCAGGAATATGCGTTGTTTATCCGGCAGGCGCCTTTCTACTTCTTCGATGACAGCTATCCAGCGTTCCGCCTCCATAAGCTCGGTCAGCTTCAATGCCGCAAACCCGGTAGGATCCGATACTTTGACGCCGCGCGAAGGAATCTTCGGTATCCCAAGGCTTGGTGACTTCAATATTTCTTCCCGCCTAACCTCAATACCCGCCTTACGCTCGTTTTTCTCCAGTAGCCAGGCCGCTACCCTCTTGTTATCAGCACGAATTTCCACGCCTATCGCGTTCATATCGCACCTCCCTGCAGATTCACCTTAACCGCCTCGATCAGGGCGGTCTGTGTTTTGTCCTTCCGTTTAAGGGCGGCCATGACCTGTTCGTCAATCGTCCCCTTGGCGATGATGTGGTGGATGACCACCGTGTCTTTCTGCCCCTGCCGCCAGAGCCGGGCGCCTGTCTGCTGGTAGAGCTCCAGGCTCCAGGTAAGCCCGAACCACACGAGGGTAGAGCCACCTGCCTGCAGGTTCAGCCCATGCCCGGCAGAAGCAGGATGGATGACGGCGATAGGGATTTCACCGTTATTCCATCGCTTGATGGAGTCGGCGCTGTCCAGCTTTTCTGCGGGGAACCGCTCCAGTATTCGCTCCAGGTCGTGCTTGAACCAGTAGGCAATTAAAACGGGCTTGCCGTTTGCCGCCTCAATCAGATCTTCCAGCGCGTCCAGCTTGCGGTCGTGAATGCGCGCAACTCCGCCATTCCCATCATAGACGGCACCATTAGCCATCTGGAGCAGCTTGTTACTTAAAGCAGCGGCGTTGACGGCGTCAATCTCTTTATCCTTAAGGGACAGTACCATTTCTTCTTTCATGGTCTGGTAGTGTTTAGCCTCAATGGGCGACATCTTCACTGGCACCTCGTTCATTACCAGTTCCGGCAGTTTCAGGTAGTCGGTATTTTTCATGCTGATGGTGATGTCGGAAATAAGGCGGTAGATGGCTTCCTCGGCGCCGGGCTTTGGCTTGTAGGAAAATACTACCTGGGCGTTGCGTTTGTCGGGGATAAAGAAGGCACTGCGGTAGTTGCCGATAAAGCGCCCCAGCCGCTGACCCATGTCCAACAATCGGAACTCCGCCCATAAGTCCATTAGGCCGTTGCTGGAGGGCGTTCCCGTCAGCCCTACAACCCGCTTAACACTAGGCCGGACTTTCATTAGCGCCCGGAAGCGCTTGGCCTGGTGGTTTTTGAAGGACGAAATCTCGTCACAGATAATAAGATCAAGCTCGGCAGGGACAAGCTCGCTGCCCACAAGCCATGGCACGCTCTCGCGATTAGTAATGTACACATCCACATCCCGAAGGAGCGCGGCGCGGCGCGCATTCTCCGAGCCGATGACCACCGAATACCGCAACAGCCTGAAGTGATCCCACTTTTCGATTTCGTCCGGCCAGACGTCCCTTGCGACTCTCAATGGTGCAATAACAAGCGCTTTCCTGACCTCAAAACTGTCGAACATGAGGTCCAGCATTGCGGTAAGTGCGATGGCAGTTTTTCCCAAGCCCATATCCATAATACAAGCGACTACCGGGTGCTCCTTGATGAACTTAATCGCGAACTCCTGGTATCCGTGCGGTATGAACTTCATCGGGCATCACCCCCTCCCATAATTTGTGACAGTATCGGCTGTATCTGCCCCTCATCGTCAATGACGTACACCTTAAACCCCCCATTTGCCGTAACATCTCATGCCGCTTTAACTGCAAAGGCCGGGGTTTCATTCCATGCGCTTTAACCTCAACGAAAGCCATCCTGCCGCTGGGCAGAAGCACGAGGCGATCTGGCATTCCATCGTAACTGGGTGATATGAGCTTTATGGCAATCCCGCCAGCGTTTTTAACCGACCGGACCAGTTTTTGTTCTATGTGTTTCTCTCGCATAAGTCCGCCAAGTAGGTGATGACTGCTACGGTACAGTATTGGGAAGGGTTGTTTGGGTATGGAAGTTGCGTGAACTGAACCGACACCACCTTTTCCGCCGGTATTGTTTTCAAGAATTCATTGACATCTGCGAGATCGTTTGCCGCCGATGGAATTGCTTTTAGTTGCTTGATCTGCATTTTCTTTTCCTCCTGAGAATCATTTTTGTTGCACAAGTGACGAAATTTCCTTATACGCGCGTATACACGTGTTACGTGTTACCTATACCTATATAAAGGCTAAATATATTTCAAATAGAAACTCTGGTTACATCGACAACAAATGTCTTGGAATG